TGGATTTCGACGATGATATTCCATTTTAACTGGTGGTAACTCAATAATAAAAACCCACACCATTACGGTGTGGGTTTTGTATTAATCCCTTACGAATCTACCTTCTACAGGGTTACTGTAAACCTTCCTCTTTTCAGATACATGAATACCTTCTACCTTTGGTAAATCCTTATCACCGATGTGAATACAGACCCCCTCGATATTAAAGTGACAACTTAACTCTTCAACCTTGTAAGTTTTAATATCTAAAGGGTTATCGCCTGATGGGTCCCACTCGTTAATACCTTTAGTATTGACCCACTCACCTTCGTGAACTACGATTCCCTTTGCATCTTCATATTTTATCATTTCAACGTCCATCCTGTATTACCTGTTCCCGATGTTTTTACGTAAAAGCTACCTGCAGTTGCAATATTTGCTGTAGCAATAGATCCTGGATTTGCTGTAATCTCCCCTTCAGGAGACACCCCCGCAATATGGTAAATACCTGCAGAATAGGTGTTGTTATTACTTCCAGTAATTAAGTACTCTGGAGATGCAACTTTATTGAATGTGAAGTTCCTACTTCCCGATTCTCCTTCTAAGTTACAATTAACTCTGTTTGTTGCACTTACCGGAGCGATAAAATCAACAGCAGGATTATAAGGAGTTTTAATATAAACATCTCTATACACGTCGGTACTTTCACCTTGAATTACATAGTCTGGAGGGGTTATTGCTCCCGAAATTGTACTTTCAAAAGTGAAATCGCACGAGTTTACCCCTGTAAACCCTGAGTTGGTGAGGATGTATCGGTTTTCGTTAATTGCACCTAGTACTCGGATCTTATTGTCTCGGAACCCATTCTCAATATACCCCACATGAAGTGTGAACTCCAAGAAGAAAGTTACATCCCAGTTAGTACAGCCACCTTCAAACCTGAAACCTCCCGCACCGATATCTCCTGCTGTTCCGCCTCGGCCATTCAAATATATAGTACCTGTAGCAGAACCTACTTGAGCCCCCACACAATGGAGAGGAGTACCTACCGTACCGTTAGAATCAAAAACAGTGGTACCTTCGAATGTGAAGGTAGAAGTGCTTGAAATGGAAGTATTAAGAGTTGCATACTTAGATTGTACATTAAAGTAATTAGAAGAACCTATAAAACAACCCGTATTACCTATGCCATATACATCTCTAAAGGTCATAATTTCTGAAGCTAGGTTTACGATACCTACACTACCTTTACCCCCAAAAGCTGCATCATCTGTGTCCATTCTAGAAATAAAATTACTAAGAATATTAAATTGTGCGTACTGGACAGTATCTGACCTTGCAAAGAGACATCCAACCTTTGATGGGTTACTGTTATTAGTTGCAGATTTCAGTCCGAAATTGTGGAAGTAGTTTCTCTGAGATCCTGTAGTATCTAGGATTGGGTACTCTCCAGTGTTACCGTAAATGTAGGTACCTAGATTATTAATCCCTACATGTCCATTACAAATGATAGACACCCCTGATTGTCTATTGGTAAGGTCTAGAGAGTCCCCAAACAGGTACCCCACATTAGATTGATCTATGATCATAGAACTATTATAATCGATACATCTTTGTGCATTAGGGTAGCTATCGTAGCCTAATTGACCTTCACTTTTACCACCGTACTGCTTCAAGGTAGGGATATCATTAGCAAATTGTTGTTGTAGTTGGTAAGTACCACCAGAGATATCAATATACCTACCACCGTCATGAGTACCTGTACCTGTCGCCACTACCTTACAAAATAGGGTACCAGAGTCACTAGGAGAAGCTCCTCCGTAATAATCTTCAACATAGATAACCTGCCCAAGAGTTAAGGATACAACCTCTCCTCCTGAGGTTTTCACCTTATTGGCTCCGTAAGCACCGCTTGTAACATCTGCTACGGAATCTACAACTAGATTGGTGAGTTTGGTGATACTAGTTTTAGATACTCCCTCTGAAACATGAAGATTATCATCTACAGAAGGGTCATTGCTTGTTGACGAATAAGGTAAGGTGACATCTTCATTAACAAAGTAAGTTTTACCTTGAAATGTGGTGAAACTTTCAATATCAGGGAATTGCGTGCCTGTGGTGTGCTCACCTAAGTAACTGTAACCATTACGACGTGCCCAAGATAAAATACCTGCAAGGTTTAGTCCGATACGTTTATCGATAGTACCTTGACGTAAGATTGCCTGATCATCTACACCAAGGGTATTTGTTGATTGTAAATTTGGAATTTGTGCCATTTGTGTAAATCCTATTAGTGTTTTCTGACGACCCAAATAAAGCCTGTCAAGTTATCTGATGTCATATCTGGAAGAGTATTACCATAAGTTGCAAAGAGTGTTGGAGTATCTGTCACTGAAATTGATTGACCATTCATGTGAAGCATATTATCTTCAATAGGTAAAGTATCTGGGTAAGGGAACGGGCAAATATTAGAAGGAGCAGCGTGGTTTGTAAGAAGGTAAAACAATTGATTCAATTGTTGAGCTGTAATTCCCTGTAACCTACCCCATCCCTGTAACCACTCTTCCTCCTCAATCTCCCGTCTTTGATTATTACCCTTTACAGGGTCTTGTGTCAGCTCCGAGGCAAACACTTTAAGTTGTTGATCACTCATTTACAGCGACTCCTGATACTTGTAATTTTTCTATATCTGTACTGTTGAGGTTGACAAATAAAGGATTAACCTCATTACCGTCAAACCATTCATAATCTTCTATTGCACCGAGAGGGTTAATAAATGAAAACTCGTTTATTTCCCAAGGAAGTAATGTCTCATTCAATACTGCAGCTTCTATACCCTCTACTACAAGAGGTTCTACAGTGCTTGCATCTATCTGTAATTCTAAGACAACATCAGAGGTTCCATCAAATAGAGTAAACTCCTCAGGATCTTCCCATTCAATAATCTCTCTTCCAATTGTATCTGGATCATATTGAACCTGTTCACCTTGAAGGTTTAGAAATAGACTGCCTGTACTACTAGCCCCTAATACGAGTTCTAAAGTTTCCGAAACTCCAGTTGACACTACAGCATTGAAAAGTTCTAGACCTATTGTTCCCTCTTCCCATGCAGGAAAGAAACTCTTATTCTCAGTATCTTGAACTATTACGACATTGGTTGTTACAGGTTTTATGTCTTGAACGATTCCCCACAAAGTTTTATCAGCATTTTTCTCTCCATCAAAGATAATTTGACCGAAAGATAATATACCTTCTGCTATACGTACTCTGTCAGATTCTGTGTAAGTTTTTACAATGTCATGTACTACTGGTGGAGTACCGTCAGATTTGTTTATTGCTATCTTGAGTTGAAGGGATTGTCTGTACTCTTCATCATCCTGACCTGCACGAGGTTGACCTACGATATATCCGATGTAATCAAGCCATACTCCTGTTACCGTATCTAAATCTTTCTGCTTGGACAGTTGAATCAAAGATTCTTCAACCTCTTCCATTTGTCTTAAGAAAGCTGTCAGGAATATCTTTAATTTTTCTGATTCTGAGAATACACTGGTAAGTCTATTTATACCCTGATCTATATGGTCAAGTTTTTCAATTGTCATAAAACCTTCCCTTATGTGGTTATAATTACTCGACTCACGTCAAACTCTAAACTGCTTACATCGTTTACTGGAATACGTACAAGAGACCATGCAGGTGTATCTGTAGGAGATGATGTAACTGCAACTTGAATATTAGATTGAATATACACACCTTGTACGGAATATAATGGTGCAAAGAATTTAGTAGGTTCTAAATCATCCCCCTGATCCATTTGAGTAAGTCCGTAATTCACTACAGCGTTTCTCATACGATCTTCACCATCAGCAGGGAATTGTTCTTCCTCATTGATGGAGTAAACTGCCCTTACCCATGCGTATTCAGTGGTTGGTCGACTAAACTTAACACCTTGTGTATCCCCGTTCTGATCAATTATCGTTTTCTCGATATCCCCGTACATCTGACCGAACAAAGGTTTAGTAGTGTGCAATACTTCTGCAATCTCATTCTCATCACCACCTGCAACAAATGTCTCGTAATGCTTTCTAGGAACGCCTGTAACGGCATCATCAACTAATGTATCGTTTACTACTATGTATGCACTAGTAACCCCGTTAACTTGGCTCAGGGCTGTCTCAATCGAAGGTTTAGTTGCTGTACCTGTAGACTCTTCCCTTTCATCCATACGTTGACGTAATTCAGCATCTGTTTCTGTATCACGACCATTTTGGAAAGCTACAAGGTTTGTAACACTTTGGATACCAAGTATAGATGTCACTAATGTGGTGATAGTGTTTGCGTCAAAGTTAACTTCATTGCCTGTCAATGCTGATTCTGAACTTACCAAACCACCAACTGAATCTAGGTTAATATTACTAGAGTTTGTAGTTGTTAATTCATTATTGAAAGATGGGAATGTGATTGTAATTGTTAAAGCATCAGTATCCAATACTACAGGAAAAGAAGTGACAGTGTTTAGTTGTATCTCTAACCCTTGTAGAATATTAAGTTCTGTAGAACCCAGTCCTGAATTATAAGTTGCTGTACTACCTTCAACAGAGATACTATAAGCTGTATTATCTTGGACTGCATTAAGTGAGAATACAGATTGGTAACAGTTTGCACGATTAAGTGTGTGCTCTACTTGAGTAAGTACTGCCCTACCTTCTGCATCTTTACATGCTGTGAACTGAGGGATGAAAGTGTTTTGATCACCAGTGAACAAGATAGAACCTGTGGAACCAGATTGTTTGATTCGTGTCAATCCTGCAATTCGGGCTAGGAAATCTAAATATTGACCTTCCGCAGTTTCCCTATTCTGTGTAAAAGCTACTGCTTCTGATAAGTCCCAGTTATCTTTAGCTGATGCTGCAATAATCTGTATAATCTGACCTGCAACACTTTCAGGATTGGTAGGGAATTCTTCACCCAGCCCTATTTTTAATTCTTCAACAATCTCATCAATGATTGCCTGTTTTGGTTTAGGAATAAAACCTTTATCAGTTACTCCGTAAGACATATTTTCTTACCACCTAATAATTATAAATAGAGAAGGTAGGGTTGAAACTCTATTGTCTCTCCGTCTACGGTATTAATCTGAGCTGTATAGGTCATTGTCCTAGTACCTCTATCAAAATCGTAACTACTTTCTACACTCTCTACAAATGGTTGACGAGATAAATGACGATCAAACGGAACATAGACTTTGAAAACATATCTCTTTAT